AGAAGGTTGGGCACTTCACCCTTCTCTACAAATTTTTTGAATGTAGTCTTAATCCCGTCAGGGAGAATACAATCCTCAATAGTCTGTGGTCGGTAAGATTCAACCCAGACAAATTCATTACGACTCATTATCAAATCCAATCAGGTTTGCGATGAGGAAGTCTAACATAATTATCCTTCACCCATGATTTAGATGCTATATACATCTTATATTTTGTGTAAATATCCACATCATTATTGTACTTGAATTCATCAGGTCCAGCGAACACAAAGGGTTTAGGACCCTTCCCCGAACGTCCTGTGGGGTCTCCTGTGGGGAGAATCTCACGTGCTGCACAGAGGGTATGGAAGCATGTATGGACCTTCCCGTAACGGGCTGCGTACTCCTCACACAGAGCAAACCCGTGAGCAAGTAACCAGTTCCAGTTCATCACGAAATCGTTTGCCCAGATGGTACAGGGGTGATTACGAAAGGCACCCTTCTCAGTAGCATAGGGAGTCCCGTCTGCTTTAGGAAGAGTGCCAAAACCATGACCCCATTTGTCAGAGCATACGATAGCAAGCATCTGACAGGTCTCTAGGGGCATCTTGACGATGTGTTTGTCAGGTAAGGCTTTTGCAGATTTATATGGACTGAAATCTGTCACAAAAATATTCATAATAAAAAGATAAGATACTTAGTGATTTGGAGAACTCATAAAAAAGTCATTCAAATAATCTTCACTGAAGAACCTCATGAGATACGCCACACCAAAGTCTAACGAACCTGGAGGAAAAACGTCAACGTTTTCTTCAAGAATCTTCTTAGCATCCAGAAGTCTCTGCATACCACATACTTGTGCTGTGGCCTTTGAGATTTCCATAAACTCCTCAAAGTCTTCATCATTATTATTTTTTACACCACTCACATAAAGTTCTCTAGCCCTACGAAGAAGTTCCTCTGTCTTTGGTTTGAAGGAAATTGTTTCATCCTTGAGTGGGATTTGCATTTTCTTCATGCAAGACATACTGAACTTCATTGTTGCACGAGTGACTTCAACAGGATATGCATCCTCAGTTTTATCACGGAATGAATGCTGAATGATTCCATTCGTACATTCCATAACTCTGAGGACAGCAACCTTATTCAGTTCACTATCAGTGAGTTCATTGAACTTTTCTTTCCAGTCTGTCATGATCCAAAAGTTGAATCGGGTTCAAGTGCAATCCAATACTTGACTTCAACGTTTTGATTACTGAAGCAAGACAGAAGTTTCTCAGACACTACGACATCATAATTACCAGGAATAATCTTCAAATTCTCTTCTTTGAAGTTAAATACAAACTCAAGATCAGTCTCACCAACGATAATTTCATAGTCGTTTGATGTGTCATTCTTCTTGTCACGTGCAACCAGTTTTACAACACCAGCATCACCAATCACAGAAATATCTGGAAGTTGAAATACCGATGCAGCCTTCTTTAGTTTTTCCAGTTGTTGACTTGTCAGTTGGAAACAAACATCTTCGGTAGGAAGAGTAATATCCTTTTCTGGAGGAGCAACAATCACAGAAGGATCTGCAAAGAAATACTTCGAACGTGAACGACCTTCTTTGATAACAACATACTGCTCATTATCAAAATCAAGATCTGGAGAAGAGTGAAGTGAAAGACCGTTCAAGAATTGGTTCAGATCGTAGATACCAAAATCTTTGGGAAACTCTTCAGCAATATTGGCCTCAACCAGAATGTTTTTCATAACCGAAATGCTTCGGAGTTTCTGACCTTCTTTGAAGAGAATAGATTGATTGATAGAAGAGAAGTTCTTCAGGAGAGATACAGTGGATTCAGACAGTTTCATAATTTAGAAAGTTTCGTAATTACCTTTTGGTTGCTTGTTAATACCAGAAAAATGATATAGGAGAATACAATAGTGAATTGCCTTAAGGATGTCAAGTTTTGACTTACCAGCCTTCTTACCAAATCTCGAAAGGTACTTTATAGCATTTGAACGACAGAATGCTTCTGCATCACCAATACTATCAATCAGATCGAGTGTTTGTGTTTTACCATGCTCACCTGCATAATGTGCACTATATGTACCACTCAAATATTCTCTGATCTCTTTTAGAATTACATCCTCATCATATTTCCAAAAACCATTATTGTTATCAATATTGAGGTCAATAATGTCAGGTTCTGTACTGCTCAAAATCACATCTCCATCTATTAGGGGGGTATATTCATAACCCCCCTTTTCTTTAACCCATTCAGAATCACTCATATAATCGTATAAAAGGGACCACGCATTCATTATATCAGACTTCCTCCTTTTTGTCAACGATCTCAAAGTCAGCATCAACCTTGTCATAGAGTTCAAGGAATGCAGTCTTAGTCTCATCATCAAATCTTGCTGTGCAAACATCAATTGCCTTTGACTTGTTATCAAAGATCTTATATGCATTCACAATGTGAACCAAACGACGAGTAGAAATTACCTCATCAATACCACCATCGTAGAAAGTCTTACGAATGATGTCTGCCCAGTCAACAAGATGAGTCACAAACTTATCATCATCACAAAGACGTGAAAGAATTTTTGCTTCAGTTGAAGGAGTCGGATAAGACTGTTCAAAGGTCACACAGAAACGTTCGAGGAAGGCTTCATTGAGAACGTTAGTTCCAATAAAGCGACCGTCATCACTGCCTTTACCCTTAGTATTTGCAGTTGCAATAACATTGAATCCCTCCTTAGGTGTTACATATTTACCGATCTTCTTCAGGAAGACACCCTTACCTTCAAGAATCGACTGAAGACAAAGAATCTTATTTGACGCAAGGTCAACTTCATCTAGAAGGAGAATAGCTCCCCTTTCCAAAGCCTCGATGACAGGACCATTATGCCAAACAGTCTCACCATTAACAAGACGAAAACCACCAATAAGATCATCTTCATCAGTCTCAATGGTGATGTTGACACGAATCAACTCCCTCTTGAGTTGAGAACAAGCTTGTTCAACAAGAAACGTTTTGCCGTTACCAGAGAGACCTGTAATGAACGCAGGGTAGAATAGATTGGACTTAATAATCTTTTTAATATCTGAGAAGTTACCAAAGCTGACGAAGTTATCATCTTTCTGTGGGATAAGATCTTGTTCGATAGAAGGAATTGCAGCAGGTGCCTGATAGGTTTGTTCCAATTTCTCACTGACAGTCAGGTTCCACTTTCCACGACCAACTTTGTAATCATCAAGTCTTTTAGTAACAGTCTGATAATTAGAACCATTCATCGCACACCAAGCTTTGATGTCTGCGGTGGTAATACTATCTCCGTAAAGACCCTGTAGTGAAGAAACAACGAATTCAGTAGAAAGTGTCATAATGTGGTGTGTGTTCAACAAAGCTATAATAGGACAAAACCACCCCTATGGTGGGATGGCTGTGACAGTTCTAGGATTGGCTCAACTGATGATGTCTACAAACTGGCTCAGTACCTTTTTATTTAGTGACTTAGAGTTAAGATTTTTAACAAATGCTGCTTTGATCTTACTCTTAGATGCACCTTCCTCAACATCAAAGTCAGTTTGATTATCAAGAGCGGTAGAAAGGATACCAAAATAAGAAGTATATCCACTGGTCTTGATTGCTACAGACTTCTCTTTTCTCATCTTCTTATATGATTCTTCAGTCAGATTCTTATCATACTTACGGATAAAGGACTTGAAGTCTCCAGGTGCACTAATACGAATTCCAATAGTATTAACATCAGGATGTACCTGTTTCAGATCTTTCAAAAGAAGTTCAGTAAATTTGTAGTACTCATAATCTACTTTATAAGTGTGTCCTGTCTTTCTGTTACGAACATAGTCACCGCTATAAGTACGATTAGCCCCAATATTCTCTTTACCATTGTAATCCCAGTGCTTGTAGTAAGGTAGAGCATTTGATTCACCATCTGTAAGGATGACAACATTCACTTTTTGTACTGCATATTTCTTCTTGAATTGTGGAATAATATCATGAAGACAAATGATGGTTTCATTCAAAGGTGTTCCTGACAAATTGTAACCATTAGGAGTGGAGTATTCCACCCATGTACATAAACTCGCAACAAGACGCCACACAGAATTCATGTGTCTATCCAAATCTCTTCTACTTACATCACTACTGAAGAAGTGAAGAAGATTGAAATCTGGTTGAACAATGAAGTCATATTCTTTGACTTCCTGAATGGTGCTCTCTTTGTATGATTCTCTTAATTCATGAATATAATTGTTGGTGAATGCATAAACATCAAACGGAATGTTTACCTTACTGCAGAACCAGATGAGATTATACAATTGTTTGATAGTCTCTGTCAGGCAAGTAGACATTGATCCAGACCAATCAAGAATAAAGATCAGACCATGATTCTTACCATTAGGAATCACATTTACCTTCTTGAACAGATCCTCATTGTACTTGTAGGTATGAAGTTTGGTGCAATCAAGAGTTCCAGTCTTTGAAGTGAAAGAACGAGAATATGCATCAGCTGATTTTTTACATTCAAACTCCTTGACAAGATAGTTTACTTCCTTGTTAGAAGACTTCTTGAATTTTGCAAATTCACTATCAGGTCCAGAGAAATCCTTTGGAGGAGAGACTCTATTTTGTTTACGATATACACAAAAGTATTCTTTAGGTGTAGAGCAATCAGTCCAATACTCCTCTAACTCTTTATGAATTCTTTTGTTAGAAATAATAACTTTATCAGTATCAATTTTTGGAATCTCAAGATAGTTGGTACCACGACCACTTTCAAGATTCCCATTGAATTCTGCAGTACCTTCCTCAAACATAGAGTCAGTCTGAACTTTAGGTTCTTCTTCAACAGTATCATTGGTATTAGGATTATTATCCCTCTCACCTTCACCTGCACTTTGAGATCCTTCAATTGAATTAGAAGTTTCATCAGTATCTACAGATTCCTTACTCTCCTCATTATCTTCTTCTGAAGATTGTGTCCCACCATTAGGATTGGGAAGAGAAATGTTCTCAATTTTTTCTTTGTTTTCTCCTTTACAATACTTGTAAAGTTCTTCTGCAACCATTACTGCATCAGCAAATGTTTCAGTTTCAGACATCATAGTCAGAATTTCTTTCTCTTTGGAAGTGAAAGGAATATCAATGAAGTTGCCAATCTTGAAATAAAGATTTGCACGATCGGCAAGATTCATATCATCAATATTTGCCTCTTTCAAAGCAAAGAAATCATTTTCTGAAAGTTCCTCATAACCTTTATAGAAACTTTTAGAAAGACCTGGATATCTACGTTTCATCAGTTTCTCAATACGCGCATCTTCTACCACGTTGACAAACTGTTTAGGCACACGATCTTCCCAACTCCAGTCATTAGGTGTGAACAATGCGTGTCCTACCTCATGTCCAACCAACATATCGTAAACAACATTGGATGCTCTCTTCCACATTGGAAGTGTCAGAATTCTTTTCTCTACATCGAACTGAGCAGTATCCACATTACGATTCTCAACCACCATATTTTCTGTGGCAAGAAGTTTTGCAAGGTGGGATTTGATTTCGTAATTGATCATGGTGTTTGTCTCAATAAAGCTATGATACAACCTCTTGAGACCTGTGGGGAGTATGGTGAGACACTTTATATATTGGCACATACACCAATCCCCAGGTTTTTAGGCCTGGGGACTTCGGTAATGTTCTCCTTAATTTTATAAAGTAATCAGTTTTCTGTTAGGACGTGTCTGCAGAACCTCCTGGCTGTACTATCAATAATACCACAATCTGAAATGCATTGGAAGTATTCGGATACTTGATCGTATTTTTCATCAACTGAAGACTTTTCATCCCACTCCCAAGATGCTAATTCATTATGTGAGATCAGATTTTTCATAATCAACTCCATTCACATATTATATAGTATTGTTTGTGTTAATTCACTAACATTTGTGTATTTTTAATATAACTAAACTTTTCTTGAGAAACCTTTATGTTTTTCAAACTTAACTACCTCATCAAATCTATCTTCCATACCGGACTTATGACTGATAACAAATATATTTGCATCTTTGATAATATATCGAATAATTTTGAGAAACTCGTCAGTTCCAAAACCATCCAATGAACTATCAAAAACCTCATCCATAATCAAAAGATTTGTATTAACCGAGTTTTTAACTCTTGCAATTTCTCTCCATGTGAATAGAAGTGCAAGATCAATTCTCATCTTCTCACCTTCACTAAAAGATGAATAAGAAAAGTCTTCATGTATTGGAGATTCAACAGTCTCGTTGAATTCATTATCTAAAGTAAAGTTGATGTAAAAGTCCATCAACTGAAGATACTTATTGACTTGTTGATTGATGAGTGGTAAGTACTTATTGATAATCTTTGCTTTCACTCCACCATCTTTTAGAAGACTGTAGATGAAATCGTAATAGGAAATTTTATCTTTACTCTTTACTAGATCATCATAAGTCTTATTCAGATTATCACGCAATTCTTCTAACTTCTTATGTTCAATATTTCGGTTCTCGACTTGACTGGTAATAGTTTGAATTTCAGATTCAAGTCCTCTGATCTGTTTTTGATAACCAGTGATCTGTACATTGAAAGAAGAAATATCATTAAGTGTTTTAGTAATTTGATTGGACAATGATTTAAATTGTGATTCCCTCAATTCTTCATTTTTAATAGCCGATTGCAGTTTTTCAAAACCCTCTCGGAGCTCTTCTGCTTTATTTTGGGAATCACTAATTCTATTTACCCTAAAAGACTCTTCAATATTCTGATCACAGGTGGGACAAACCGTATTATCATTAAAAAATTTATGTTCTTTTACAAGAGTTTGTATTCTTTGAGACAATTTACCTTTGATACTTCCATACTCTCTCAATCTTTCTTGAGCATTTTCAAATTCGGTGAGTTGTTCTTTAAGTTTAGAAAGTATATCTTCTTTCTCCATACTCTCAGAGAAACACTTTTCTACTTCTTTATTGAGAGAATCTATCTTTTGATTCTTTGAATCAACATCTTCTTTACTTTGACTTTCAATCTTATCGATAAAGTTTTTCTGCATCTCAACCTTATCCATCAGACTTTCTTTCTTCAGGTCTAGAGTCTTGACTTCTTCACGAATACTTCTAATCTTCCCTTTGATGACATCATTCATCGAAGAGAAGATCTTGATGTCCAATAGATCTTCTACAACTTCTCTACGTGAGGATACTGGAAGTTGCATAAAAGGAACAAAAGTTGATGATCCTAGAATGACAATCTGTGTAAATGATTTATAGTTCATCTTCAGAACATTTTGCTCCAACCACTTCTGTTGATCATTGGAAGAATGTGATTGGTCAAGTTCTTCATCATTACGATGAATCTTGAAAATGTTTGGTTTGATTCCACGTTGAATTTTCCACCGAGTAGAATTCAAATCAAATTCAATTTCTACGAGACAACCTTTTTCGTTTGTAGAATTAATCAGTTGTGCCTTATTAATCTTACGAAAAGACTTACCGTACAGAACAAAGGTAAGTGCATCCAAGATGGTTGACTTACCTGCACCATTAGAACCAACAATTAATGTTGTTTGGTTTTGATCGAGATTAACTGTTGTCGGATGTTGACCAGTGGATAAAAAATTAGACCAGGAAATCTTCTTAAAGGTAATCATATTGTTCGTCAGGTGGAATCACAATGTCATCAGATGTAATCACAGTATATCTGTGATCATGCATTTCACAAGTTTTTATTATTATCTCGTCTTCTACTTCTAACACATTCATCTCAGGATAGTCAAGTTCTTCAAGTTGCATAGAATAACGTTCTGCATCATCCTCCTCTATGAAGATATAGAGAACTTGTTCTCCATCATCATCAATTACAGAGTATGCACCTTCTTTTTCTTTACCAGCAACTGTAATAATAAACACTAGACCACCTCACACGCCTCTTGATATATTTCTTTAATGAGAGACTGAATTACTGTCTTATTTAACTCAATTTCAGACTCCTCAATATAACGATTCAAGATTGACATGGTATCTTCAGATTCTTCGGTTTCAAAATTTTCAGGTTCAATAAGTTGAAAATTTTCAACAATTTTTAAGTCTGCAACACCTGTTGTATAAAGTTTGTCAATGAACTTTTCAAACTTCTTGATGTCAGTTTTCTTTCTTACAATCACTTTGACAATCTTGTCTTGATATTCAGTAGTATTGAATGTTTGATAATCTGTGTCTTCATAATAGATGTTATAGAAAAGTCTATAAGGATTATCTACATACGTGTGTTCCAGGGTCTCTGTATCAAAAATAGTGAAACCTCTGGGGTCTTTGACATCACTCCAGAACATTTCATAGGGATTACCGAGATAATAAACGGTCCCATTGTCGGATCGAGTGTGATAGTGTCCCGAAAATACTTTTTTGAACTTATTAAAGGCTCTACTGTCGTGACCGTGGTCCATGACGACTTGGTTGTTAACTCTGAAACCATTGAGTTCGAGATGTCCCATTGCGACAGGACATTTTGTTTTGGAGATGATGTTATTTGTTTCTTTTTCATTCTGTTCATTGATCCAAGGAATGAATAGAACGGGGAGACTACCCAAAGAAACTTCTGTAGCAGAAGAATAAACCTCAACATTATCATATTCTTTTAGAAGTAAATCAACAGCATTGATATCATTGGTATTTTTATAATATGCATCATGATTACCAACCATCAAATGCATCTTAATATTTTTTTTCTTGAGAGGATCAAAGACAACTCTCTTCGCCCACTTCAGTGACTTAAACTCAATACCCCTGCGACTATCAAAGGCATCACCCATATGAATTACAGTATCAATTCCTTCTTTATCTAATGTGGGAAAGAATACATCTTGATAAAACTCTTCAAAGTAATCATGGAAGAGTTTAGAACCCTTACGGGCTCCGTAATGCGTGTCTGTGATTATACCAATCTTCATTTCTTTGGTGTATGAGGATGATGAGGTTTGAATTCTCCTTCAGGAAAAGGTTGTGATTTATTCAGATCTCTACGTGATTGATTTTTAATAATGATGAATGCATCTTTATTATACTTGCGAGTACCTAAAGGTGATTGCCACTTCTTATTATATTCTTCACCAACATCAATACCAGATACAGAAGTACCACCGATTTCTACAGTGACATCATCATAACAATCCCACCCAAGTTCAGAGATTAAATCACGAAGTTTTTCACTTACTCCTTGATTACAAACTGCGATTGCCTTTCTTTTGGAAATTAAAGTTTCATCCATAACATTTTCTTCAGGGTCAAGTTTTCCATTCATACTTTTTCCCTCTCCGACGAAATGTAGACATACTCATCAAGGAATAATTTAATTGCTTCCTCTTCAGATGTTGCAGTAATGAATTGTCCATGACGTAAATCATCAAGAAACTTAACTCTTAAATGATAGGTTTTCAATATTTCTTCCATTAGTTACCTCTCAGTTTTTGATGTACTGCATCTTTGATACTGTTATAGTCAGAATAGTTTCCACTGTCAAGTTCATTGGCATCAAAGACTTCATCGAAGTCAGTTCTCTCAAGAATTTTATTTTTGATTTCAAGTTGTTTCTTCTCTTGAGAAATTCTTCTCAGGAATGCATAGTAGATAATTTGAGTAAAATATGCAAATGGGTTCTTTGATTTCTCTGGATTGAAATTATGAATATATCTCACACAGTTTTCAATACCATCACAAATCATATCATCTTTGAACATGTAGTTTACAAAGTTAGGTTTATATGATAGATGGTTTGCAATTTTCAAGAAACATTCACCAATATACCTAGGAATCTGTGGCTTTGGTTTATCATTCAGTTTTGCTTTCTCAACCTGAGCAAAGTAATTCTCCAGAGCATTCAAAAACTCTTTATTATTTACGTAATGTTCAGCACTTTTAGGTTTGGGCATAATGTTCTTTTTAATGTCTTTATTATACCACTGTTACCAAAAGTTGACAAGGTATCAAATGCTATGTAGAATGGGCTTGTCCCGGAAGATAAGGATACTTTAAGTTCTTTAAGAGGACTTGTATAACTTCTCTAGTACCTCTTTTGTATCTCTCACATTACCTAAGTAACCCATCTTTCTATCCAACTTAGAGAAGTTACCTTGATTAGCTTTTCTCACATAGTCTTGATAATTCATAATCATTTCAATATTTTCTGATTCAGACATCGTAAGTACGTCTTCAATATTGATTATGAATAAGTCTTCATGAGAAGTCTTAAGCCATGGTTCAAATTTATACCCAGTAATTGTTCCTCTTGATTTAATAGCTTGAACTTGTATTGGATTAGACAGAAGTAACATTGTTCTATCTTCCTCTTCAGATGCTGCTACTTTAGCAAATATTTCATCACCACATTTAAGTTTGATTGTGGCATAAAAATCTTCTTCAATCATATACTCTCCTTTAATCTTTTATATCAATAGTAAATATGTCATAATTGAACTGTTCTGAAACATATATTTTCACACGTTCAATAAAATGATTTAATGTGTAATTCTTTCTTGAACCAATAGTAAAGTCATCTGCAATATCATAAAGTTTTGCACTCACTTTATCTTTGCCTTTACGTAGGACTCTACCAATACTCTGTAAGTTTCTAACTCTAGATTTTGATGGAGAGGCAAATATTACATTATGTAAGTTTTTAATGTTAATACCAGTACTGAATGTTCCGTAAGATGCAACGATGATAGCGTCCTTTTCTTTTTCGGTGATCTCCCTTACTACTTCTCTATCTTCAGCATCTACACCACCATGAATAAAGAATACTTTTCGATATTCACTTACTTTTTTATTTATTAGTTCAAATAAGATTGCACCATGAGTTTCAACTCTTGAATACAAAACCAAACTATTACCATCCAAATCTTTGACTAGATTGGTAATAAAATTATTTCTCTTTTCATTTGATATCAGATACTGAATTTCATCTTCATAGGTATCAAACTTGCGAGGTCTATACTTCAATACCAAACATTGAATATCAAGAGTTGCAAGGTGTCCTTCATCCTGCAACTTCTTTGTTTGAGTGACTTTATATGATGGACCAAACAGTCCCTCTAACACCCATTTATGGGTCTGTGAGCCGTCTAATGTACCTGTGAACCCATACCTATACTTTGCATGATGTAACTTATCCATGATACTGATAAGAGACTTGGACTTAAACAAATGAGCCTCATCTCCTATTATCACATCATATGGTTCAAAGAACTTTCTATCTTCCTTGTAAACACTCTGCCAAGTCGTGATAGTTACTTCATTAGTATTGACTCTTTCTCTACCTTGGTATATCCTGTGACAATGATTTTCAGGATCCCAACCATAAGACGAGAAGTCTTTATACATCTGTTCAACCAATGATGTAGTAGGAACAACAAGTAATATTTTATTTCCACGTGCAACATGATATCTTACAACTGAATAAATCATGAATGATTTACCAGAGCCAGTTGGACTTACAAGTAACTTTCTGTTATATCTTAAAGCTTCATATACACCATCAACCTGATATTCTCTCGGAGTAATTCCAGGCGCAATGGATTGCATATAATCTTTTGTACCACCTTTACTTACAAAGTCATTGACTTCAAATGGTGGACCATAAAATTTATTATTTAAAAATTTATAAGTATATCCTGCGTTCTCACAGAATGCAATAATCTTATCTAACAATCCACAATATATACGCTTTGTTTTGATATTGAACAGGTGTATCTCACCATTCCAATTCTTGCTTCTATATTGTGGCATAAACTTTTTGTTCTCGATTTCAAAAGTAAATCGATCCCTTAGTTCATATTCCACATGAGGTTCTGTGGTTATTTTGAGGTAAACTTCATTTACCTTTTCTATAATCAAATCAGCCATACATATAGGTTCTCACCTACATCTATTTATTACATATGTTCAAACTTATACTGTAATATAATTCTATAAAGAAAATCCCTCATGAATTTGAGTCTTTCTTGTTCATCTGGATGACCACCAGCCCATTTTTCAAGATGAAAACTCACAGAGTTGTATAGAAGATATACATCATTGATGTCTAGATCCATTTCTACATAAGGTATTTCTTCTTCCATCATCCTAATCCTGAACTAAATCTCATGAATTCAATACTATTTTTGATTTGATAAGTTCTATTACTAATTTGTTTTAAAATCTCTTCAATGTATTTAAGCATTACGTCATAGTATTCTACCTTCAACGAAACTCCTGAGAGTCTCTCATCTGCGTCAAGATACTTTGCCATAGTGTCTTTATCTCGGATCTTTTTGGGAAACGGATCTTTGATATAAATGTCAGGATCTGCTTTGCCGGAGTAGTACTCATATCTCTCATGTCTTATATTTTTCTTTTGTTGCTCTGATTTTTTCCTCAGCAACATGAGGTTATTGTAAATATCATAATATTTTGCATGAAGAACGGGAATGTTCAACGATTCAGTGTGTAGATTATCAATATCAATCTTTGAATCTTTTTCCCACATTTTCTGGAGTGTAGGAAGATCAATCATTTAACAACAATCAGCAGGTACTATATTATAGATAGAATACTTGAAAGTGACATCTGCTGTCAAGTATTGAACATCAGTTGCAGTTGCATCAAACTGAATATCAGATAAACCTGAAGGAAATAAATCTTTGAAAACTACACTAAAGATAGGTCTATTGATACCATTTAAAATTGTAAGTGTTCCGTCAGAGTAAAGATTGATCTCTCCTCCATCTTTGGCATTCATATGACCTTCATTTTGCCAATCATAAATCTGTTGAAGACTTTCTGGGAATCCAATCCCCCTCATCCATTTTTGAATTTCCATGTAGTTTTCAAGATTCTCATCAATCAAAAATCTGATTCTCAAATCACTGAAATCCAATTTTTCTCCAGGTCTAGGAATATCTTTTAAGTATGATGGTTGAGTAAGAACTCCCATTGACATTCCGGGAACATTAATAGCGTTCCCAAAGAAACCCAATTGAGGAGCTCTATTGACAATGAAACTAAATCCAGTTGCCTCAAGAAAATTCCTATCTTTGATTTGTGTACTTAAAGGTTGAACCTTACTCATATCAGTCCGACTCTACTGATCCTGAAATTGTATTTCTTTCTTCTATAGCATCTGCTTCAGTTTGATAAACTTTTCTGGCTTCAAAAACACTAGACCAGTTATTATTTCCCTTATGGTAAACTTCTTTATTACCAACAATAATTTTCTTAATATAGAATGCCATTTTTTATAAAAGATATTGTGTATTATTTATCAACACCCCTTTATTGTGTTTGCTATCTCGCCACCAATATCAGAACCTAAATTTTGACCAAAAATAAGTAACCAACCTGATGCTAACCAACCAACATAAGGTATTCCACTTACAGCTGGTGCAAGACCCGAAGCAACACTAGCGCCCACTAGTGCACCGTTTGATTGGCCGCCACCTTCCGCCTTGATACACTCTTCGGATCTTGCATTGTTCTTTCCCAGTTCATCTACTCCTACCTGAGTTTCAGATGGTGTTCCAGGAACAAACTGTCTATTACGAGTAGTTGTAGTTCTACCACCAACACCAAATACACCATTAGAAGTATCTACATAAGTCTCCGAATCCAATACTCTAGGATCATCTCTTTTATAATCAATACTATAACTACCGTCAGGATTTACTTCTAGTTTATAGGAAGTATAATCACCGGTTGGAGGATAACTTATCTGAACAGGAATCTTTGATGGTTTCATCGAATTACCAATCAATGCTCCTGCATTTACTATACCAACAAATAAAACCAAACCTACGACTGTTTTGTTTACTATAGTCATAGTCAATATGGTAGACACCTTATTTAGTAAAATGCATAAAAAAAGAGCCCCTTTCGGGACTCTTGAAATTTAATGGAACCAAGGCTCACATTAAGTTCTTAACAGCAACACGTCTGTAGTAACGGTTGGAGTTGACTTTAAGTCTTCCCAGACCAACGGTTGTGCCTTCTGCGAAAGGATTGGCGACCATACCGTATCTGGTCTTGAAGCCGATCTTAGGCTGGAAGGTGTTCTCTCCAACGGCACGAACCATCTGGAGGGGAACATATGGGCAGTAGAAGAGACCTGCGTCATAAGGTGAAGAACCCTTATAACCAACAACGTAA